AAGCACTGTCCACCCATTCTTGTATCAACTTACCCCCTAAAGGCATTTCTACAAAACTCTTTAGTTGGTTAGGTGACATAGCCACATTATTAAATGGTTCTATCCGACCACCGAATGAGAGTATATCATTATGCATCAACAGCGCATTTGCACCTACCGCTGAAACTATCTGGGCTATGTTATGACCTAGAGCAGAACGAACTCCTAACGTCAGGTCTTGGAAATGGTCTAGGAGAGCAAGACTTCTTGCTTCACTCCATTCAGTCAGACCAATACCTGCTGAATCTAAATATGTAAGGATTTCATTCTGAGATTTTCGTAGGGCTACAAGAAGAGGCTTTAGTGCTTGGTTGGACCATAAATCCAGTCGATAGGCGTACTCAACAGATCGGGCTTGCAGAATTACTTGTAAGAGTTCGTCTTCAGTTGATAGGGGCATATAGTTTAGTCCTGCTCTGTATTCTTAGCTTCTTCAGGATCTTTGCCCTGTGTGGGGCATTCTTTCTGCCAATCCTCACATTGTAAACACAAGCAAACGTCTGCTATGTAATACACACACTGGTCATCCACATCTTCTACTAATGGATCCCACTTCCTACACACTATCTTGTCCAACCCTACTTACCTTTTTTAGTAAAATTTGGGAGACCAGGTCTTGGAGTTTTAGGTAGAGGTACTTTAGGTTCTGGAAGTACCCCTCCTGGTTGAGGCAATCCTGGCACAGACTGTATGTTCTTTAGAAATGTCCCTTGAAGTGAGGATGATGCTGCATCAGCCTCTTCCTCTGCGAGCCAGTCCTCTATATCATCAAGATCTGAATCATTGGCTATAATTCCACGAAGTAAGAATTCTTTTAGTATAGTACGTCTTGGTAGAATCCCAGCTACCTTGGCTTTGATCAATACATCAGCATCTGCAGTTTGGAGCAACCGATACTCTGTATTCAGATTTACAGACCCAGGATCCTCTAATTTCATCCACTTATACGTAAATACCAAACACTGTTCAATGGTATCTTTAAACATCAATGTCCATGTTTTAAGTGTGCAATCACTTTCTCCACTAGATAATGCCTTTTCCGTGGCTGTGACCCTTCCTGTCTTAGGTATGAGCAACTGCAATCCATACAGAGCCATCCTACTTTCAATGTCGTCAAGACTTTCTCTTCCTGAACCAATTGCCGCACCAGAATGTTCCACATAATTTAAGGAGGATTCTTCCCTATTACTGTGAATCATACGATTTGGCCCTATTGCAATTTTAGTAGGGTCATCAGCAAGAAGTTTGCCGAACAGTAAGGGAACTCGTGCATAGTGCAGAATATTAGTTTGATCCGATAAACTCTGCCAATGTGCTAAATTTAAATATCCAAGATCTTCCAGAGGTGGGCGGGCCGTCATGGTTGTAATAAAATCACCGGGCATAAATACTGCTAATGGAATTTCTCCTATAAAGGTAGTAGGCCCACTTTCAATCAATTTCCATGTGGCTTCCTTTCCACCACTACTATCTTCATATATTTCATATGAACCGATATTTATTACTCTAATACGGCTCACCATCTCTATTCCATATTTACCTTTCGGCTTTTCTATAGTCTCTTTGATTCTAATTTGGGTCAATATGGTACTACCATCTCGCTCTTCAGTCTTCCAACCTATTAAGGAGCCAATTGGAATATGCACCCAATACGGACGCACACCTAATTTCTTTTCTGTCTCCTTATTTAAATCTGTAGGTGCTGGGGGGTAGTCTACAAGAATAAAAGATATTCCATCTACCAATGCTTGCTCAAACACTTTTTTGCAGAACACATCCATATTGTTATTCTGTCTATCAATGTTCTCAGCTAACTCAAAGACTTCTTCCACATTGTCATCTTGAAGAATCATTGGCCGACTAAAAACTTGACCACTTAAATACATAACTGTTCTTCGATAGACATTAAGTAAGTAGGTTCGTTCTAATCTACATTGATAATTTTTTTCACTTTCTTCTGGTTCCTTTGGTAAATATTCCTCCCCCGCCGCTTTCATGGCCAGAGTACCCTCCATCAGGGTATTCAAAAGTTTTACCCTTTTGGTATGGGTTATGTATGCATCAACGGGATACGCCACATTATCTTCTGGAATTTGTGTCGGGCTAGTCTTCGCCATGATAAATAACTCCAATTATCATATTATAACTCATTTCGTGTGGTATTGCCAATCAATCGTGTGGTGTGACCATACAATTAAATCAACATTTCCCGAGAAAATGTTTCCATCGGGAGAATAGGGAACTCGTACACTACATAATACCCTAGAGCATCGCTATTGCTCACTACCACTCCGTTCGCCAAGCAGAAGCAACCAACTTTCTCTACTTGGGGGCAATATACTTTTTGTTTCTTCCCTCGTTTTATCCCAACGATACGAATGGTAGCATTTTCTGGAACAGTACTTTGGTGGTTTGAGTCCTTTATATGAAACAACTTCCCCACAATTTTTGCAAATAGTGGTATATTCTTTTTTCTGGGACTGATGGTAACATTCTCTGGAACAATACTTTGTAGTTTTATATTTACTGGTGAATTCTTTCCCACAAATTTGGCAGATTCCATAATAGTCTGTGTTTGCTTTTCTATGAGACATCTTGCATCTTGGACTGCAAAATTTTGTTTTAGTAGTTCGGTTAGTTTTATATTCCTTTCCACAATAGAGGCAATTATAGGTGTGTTTTTGCACACGAAGTTCTGTGGTATTCCCAAATTCAGAATGCCATCTTTTCCCTTCTTCACTTCTATGCCATTGTCTTGCTGCTTCTTCAACATGGGGTAATCGTAAGGAGTCCCTAGCCAATTCCTTTCTATATGGATTCGCCATGTGTAATTGCATGTGGTCACCGGATGACATACATTCAAGATTCCATATCTCATTATTTGTAGTGTCTTCATCTTTATGGTGGACACAATGCCCTTCAGGAATTCTCCCATTATAATATTCCCAAACAGCCCTGTGCAGACCGCTTGCATACCCACCGCCGCTACTGTAATAGCGGCCATCCCACGTATAGCTTTTTCCAAGAAAAGAAATTTCACCCTTTCCCATAAAGTAAATTCCTCTTTTTTATACATAGATTTATTATATAATAACATATCCTTTAGATCTTGGGCCTCAACCCAACCATTTTCTGTAAGAAATCTATGGTCTGGGGTGCACTCTATATTTTCTCCGTTGGATAATTCTAAACACACTGTGTTTTTCTCACCACGACAGCCTGGATTTGTAAATGGGGCATAAGAACCATCATAGATTCTGATTAATCCTGTGTCTGGTAATTTCTCTATAGGCACATCACCATCTATAGTATCTACCAAAGTTCCAGCAGCAAAACATAAATGCGTAAGTTTCATATCATACATTTTATCAATCTCACCACTACCACCTTCTAAAAGGCGAACACCTTCAAAGTCCTTTACAACATGTGGTGCTTTAACCGGATCCACCATGAGACGTACAGCTCCAGATTTACTTTGAAGTCTGCTATTCATACTATTAATACGAACACGCTCTTTGGGATTCCCAGAGGGCAGCCGATAAAACACATGACCACCCCATGCATGTTTAAAGGAATCTCTAACTAAATCCCAGTCACTCCCAGCAATCTGACTGGTTCCCTTAGCACCACCAGTAGCATCCCCATAACAAATAACTCTGCCTTTATGATCTTTATAATCTTCTAAAAGTTTCTTGCAGACTGCCGGAGTATTACTATTACGAGGGATATAAACTTCCCCTATAACCCCAGTACCCCAAATGGATTCTTGAACATACTGCCCACCAGCACGTTCCACCCACTGTAACTGTCCAGGCATGGGCTGTTCTTGGCATACTACAGCAGTACCAGGATTAACATTAAAGTCAAAGCAGAATATTAAATCATTTCTTGGATTATATACTAACGGTGTGCTAGAATGTATAATTGGGTTAAATGGATAATAAGCTTTTCCGTGGAAGGATACAAAGTTGGCTTCGTATTCCTGCATATAGGATAGGTCATCTAGATCTCTTTTAGCTTGTTCAATTTCCGTAGATGGTAGGATATCTGCACTTTTCCAATGAAACCCATCCCACTCTGGTATCCTACCTTCAGCACGTGCCTTAGTAGCAATACTCTTAGCTTCCTCATACATATCATAATAATGGTTGCGCCCTTCAGGAACACCGATCAACCAAGCCCAACCCATTCTATCTGAAAGTGTAGGACGTACATGCAGATTCCAAACATCTGGTTTCATATTAGCATATTCGTCTAAGATACCACCATCCCAAGGAGCGCCCTCAATCCGTTCTGGTTTATCTAAACCCACTACTGAAATAATTGCCCCACTAATCAATTTGACAGTCATCTCACTTTCACTAATACTGCGCTTCTTACCATACATATAAGCCCAATTTGGTATAAGTGATTTGAGATCATTCCAATAGATTAATTTAGCCTGTGCCCATGTTGGAGCAGCTAAAAAATATCTAGGATTTCTGCTGATAGCGGGGTTTGGTAATTCTTTTGTCCAAGGGTTCAATGCTCGTAAGACTGTAAATCTTTTAGCGTATTCAGTTTTACCTGAACGTCTGCCAGCAGGAACCACTTTAAAGCGAGACTCTTGATAAAATAACCGATGCTGTTCGGCATGTGGGCGCATTTCTGTCCACGACAAAGTAAGCATTAATGCTTCACCTGATCACTTATAGGTGTTTGATCTTCTTCATCTGGGACTATCCTGAGAGTGTGGTCCAGATTAGGGTCCGGCATTCTAGGCAGCGATAATCCAGCATTAGCCGTTTCCAGTATGCCCCTAAGTTTATCCGCAATTTCCACAGGATCCTGTTTCCCTTCCTGATCAAACATACCCATTACACGAGCAGCCGAATCCAAGGCTCCTTTCTTTTCGTGCATTTCTACAGAAACTTTTCTAACTATTTTTGGGGTTTTTCCGGTAAACTCGACTTCTTCAAAATTGACTTTCTTTATAGCAGCAGATATTTCTGGAGGGAGAGATTCACTGGGGAAAACTGCCATATAATCCTTACCCCAACGACAGACTCTTGTAATATCAGCAAGACCTAAATTTACAAATTCTTGTAACAATCGTCTAGTTGTGGTAATATCACCAGTTTCATCGTGTATAATTCCAGCAGGGGAAATCGTCTGTTCCAGCTTCAGTCTATCTATGTAAGATCTAACGTGTGGTTTCTTATATAATACATAACCAACTTCCTGCCCAGCATAACCAGCATCTCTTGCAGCCTTAGCTTTATTAAACCCATTACTTAACAAGTGTCTACAGAACATCACTTGTTTTGGAGTTAATTCCCTTTCCCTTTGTCTAGCGTCTAGGCCTCTTCCATCCTTACTATTACTCATAGTTACAAGTCTTTCACTATCTACAGCTAGAGGTTTTGGTTTTTTAACTGCTTTTCTCTCTACTGTCATAATCTCTACCCCAAATTAACTAGAGTTAAATCTACTTCTATAGCCAAACAATCAAAATGGCTTTCCTCTTCTTCCCAAGAAACACCACACCCACCACAAATCCATCTACTACAAAAACTGTCTTCTATAGTTTCAATTGGGTCCGGATCATAATGACACCACAGACCATCATTCTTACCCTCTAATACAAAATAACACCCAAGGCATCTATGCCATTCTGGCCGCATTAGATGTTCTCCTTACCTATTTATCTGTCTAACCAAGGGTCATTAGCATTATAATACGTTTGATCATAAGATATTAAAAGCTGTATAACTGAGGGTTGGATATAAACGATCCGCCAGCGAGCTTACACGCGTCCACAGGGCTATTTTAAAATGAGGTGTAACCTTAATTATTACTGAACATAAATTACAATTTAGGTTATAATAATTGTTATGGGGGGTATATGATAAGAATTTACAATCCGTTGATGGGTAGCAGAATAAAGTGGTGGGAAAAGTTTATTTTACTGTTCATTCGAGAACGGGAGTTTATAGATACCCAAGACACAGAAGATGGTATGAATATTGTCTTATACTATAAAATATGGAAGGGGAGAATTTACATTACAGATATTATAAATCATTTCACATGGGATGTGGTTCTCCAAAAGGCTAGTGAAATTTCAAAACCACACCGCTAAAATTTTTGATTGTTGATTTAGGTATGGGTCAGATAAATGAGTAAAATTATTCCATTCGTATTGGTCACAAAACAGAGTATAATAAGAGAAGGAAAGCGTGAACTTCTGAGAATTTATCAACAGTCCGCTGGGGGCAGTGACCCAGTGGTAGATTCAAGGGCATGGGATAATTTTGAGGCTGGGTTTTTAGATGAAATGCCGTGGAGAGATTTTTGTGAACTAATTCACAGAACATATGAGGAAGAATAATATGATTAACTGGCGGGAAATGGAGGACAATCACAAGATTATCATGGCTGGTGGCAATTGTCAGTGGTGTGGTAGAGACGGATGTGATCATGATGATGAATGTGGATATCTTCTGGCTGTAGAAGAAGATGGTTCTACAAGGGCTAAGGAAATTTGCGAAGAGGAAGATATGCTGTGGACAAAATATCATGAGGAATGGCAAAAGAAAAACATGAAGTAAAATGAAATTTATACTTTAGGGGTTCATAAAATGAGAAAAAGAATAGATATTCCGATTATAGAAGTGTATCACCATGGTACTATTATTGGTAATAAAACTGTCCAATTATCACCACCATTTCGGTTTCCAGAATCTAAAATGACTCCAGGAATACCAGGACGTGTGGAGGTAGCAGAGTTCAGCCCACATTTTGCTTATAGTTATACTATGGAGGGAATATGGCTGAAGAGCAACAAATAGAAGCTATATCAACGCAGATTATGCTAAGTAGGGAGAGTGATGAAAAATAAAATCTACATAGGGACATTTCGGCCAACATTTGAAGATTTAAAGAGGAACTTACAGGGGAAAGACAGTTTGTATTTCCACTGCAAATGTCTCCGTCCTGAAATAGCAGGTATTTCATATTGTGACTTGATACATCATTGGTCACAAGGCCATTTTGATGAACCTGTTTATAAAGAAGTCTGCGATCATCATTGGAGTGAACTACAAAAAGAATTAATAGACTCCTGGGCCTTAAATGACGATAGCGTAAAATTCTATTATCAAACATGCTATAAGTGCGGTGAAATAAAGATTTTAGGATAAAAGAGGGAAAATGAGTGAATGCCCATATTGTGATGCCCACACCTATTTTGATCAAGAAAGTCCTTGCGCTTCTATAGAATTATGGGAGTGCGGGACTAGGTATGATTCTGTTATAGGTGATGGTTATATGCAGAGTGAGGAATGTGAGAGAAGGGTAAATGATAAAACTGAAATTGAGAAACTTAAAAAAGAACTTTTTCAGACAAAAGTCAAACTATCAATGGAAAAATTCAGAAGGATAGTCACAGAGATAAAAGCTGGGAGGAAAAGATAATATATGTGTAACTGGATAAAAGTTAGTGACCGTCTTCCAGAATGTGGGCCAAGAGGTCGTGGACCGCTTATCCTATGGGATTCCTATGATGAGGAAGCGGGGGAAGTTCAGCTTGGATATTTTGGAGCCGGTAAATTTGGTGTTTATGAAATGGCAGTTGATAATGATCAATTGAACATAACCTATTGGGCAGAAGTAACTGTGCCGGAGGATTAAAATGTCTTGTGAAGAACTGATTGAACTAATTAAAGGTTGGTTGGAAGATATTGATACGGAAGGGCTATCTGATAGTTCATTTGTTGAAGTTGTTAAAGGTTTGTTAGAAGTATATGAGAGGAACCGGGGTCTATAGTGGTGCAAACTATTAATTTTACAGAACATCCGATGTATTATACTTATTGGTGGTATAAGTGGGGTCATCACCCTGACCTAAAATCAATGACATACAATCCTTTTAGGGACATTGCCATTCGGTTTCTTACTAACTGGGAAAGACTCAAATTTCATCTTGCTGGTTGGCGGCTTGTAAAAGAAGTCCCTTGTGAACCGTCTGTTATAGACGGACTTATAGAATATGATTCAATGGGAACCGATATATGGCTTGCCTCATATAATCTTTATCGTAACAAATTCACTGGTGAAGAATTAATAATTGAGATGGATTAGCATAGATAGGCTATACTAAATAGGAGAGACTACAATGACGACCTGGACTAAAATAAAACCTACTGAACCCGGTTATTACTGGTATTTCTCATTAATACCAGAAAAGGAATATAGATATCCACAAATAGTTCAAGTTGCAGATTGGAATGGTGATCTATCTGTCAGACATATCTGGGACGAGGAAGATGGAAATATTGAAGCGTATTCCGGATACTGGTTTGGTCCATTAAATAAACCAGATCATCCAGAATATATGATATACTCTAAATAATGGATCATATGGCTGCTAATTCTGATC